GGACGATCATCAAGGCGCTTTGCCACGCCGTCCGACATTCTGCTCTCCAGGCGCACGGTAAAGTGCCGAACGTGAGTGGCATCCGAAAGGATGCCGTTCGCGCACTGTGCCGTCTGGCGACTGCAGATCCGTCGGCCGGCTTCGCCTTTTCGCGTTGCGCGAGGGCACTTCCTCTCCCCGACCCGTCGGGGATGGAGGCTGCCCTCGCCGACGCAGCGGAAATGGCGAAGAACGAGTATCCCGCATCGGAATGGGCGCTCCACTCGCTCGGTAGCTTCGTCGGCTCCACTAGGAAGACCGACAGGGCCCCGCGAGTGCCGAGAGCGCTTCCCTCTTCCCTCTCCTCCTGCCTTGAGCGTTCCGGCGCTAAGGGCGGGGTCGATGGCTACTTGCGCAGCCTGGGCACTGGGGCGGAGGTGAGTGGGGTCTCTTGGAAAGACCTCACCATCTACGCTCAGGACTCTTTGGGACGGTTTTGCCTCCGTCGCGCAAAGGTGGTCCTGCGTCCGTGCACAGGCGTAGCAGAAGACTTGGATGAGGCTTATCGCTGCTCGGGCGTGTTGCTGGCGCGTAGGGACCGTAAGGCCCCTGCGTCCCGTGCGCACGCCCTCCCAAGTCCCGGGATGAAGTTTAGGGTTGTCGGCGTTCCAGACGCCTTGTCCTTCATCGAGGGAACTTGGATCCGGAACTCTGCTCACCTTCTGGCTCCAGGCCATTGGGTGGGAGTCGACCGGATCGGCGGTAAGCCTCCGAAGAGTCTTCACTATCGCGCCGGCGACGTGTATCACTCGGTGGACCTTAGCAAGGCCACCGACGGACTGTCGCACGACGCGATAGCAGTAGTCATCGACGGGCTGGCGGCGCGCGGTATGATCCGTCCGGCGGACATACCGCTCGCGCGCCGCAGCCTGGGATTGGAGCCGCTCTCTACTTGGGACTACGGTAGTGCCAAGTTTGAGAGCCGAAGAGGGAGTCCGATGGGCACACCTCTCTCCTTCCCCGTTCT